GGCGGCTGCAGCCGTCGGTGCTGGCCCGGCTGCTGAACAGCGTCGGCCAGGGCGAGGTGATCAGCGAGCGGCAACTGAGGCGGCACCGCAACCGGGCGGGCTACACCATCGGCGATGCCCGGACGGTCGACCTCTTTCGCTATGCCGCCTGGCTGACGCTGGAGTACTTCAAGCCGAAGGACGATCCGCAGAGCTACGACGAGGTGAAGCGCCGCCAGGCTGAGCGGAACGCCGAGATGGTTCGCGCCGCGCAGGACATCGGCGAGATCCCGGCCGTGGCCGATCCCGAACGCCGCGCCGCGGCCGAGGCGTCGTTCAAGGTCTTCTGCGAGACCTACTTCCCGGACGTCTTCTACTTCGCTTGGTCTCCGGACCACCTGCGGGTGGTGGAGAAGATCGAGAAGGCGGTCCGCACCGGGGGCCTCTTCGCCATGGCCATGCCACGCGGCAGCGGGAAGACCGTGCTCTGCCAGACGGCCGTGGTCTGGGCGGCGCTGACGGGGGCGACGCCGTTTGTCTGCCTCATCGCTGCCAGCGCCGAGCGGGCCCGCGACCTGCTGGAGAACATCATGGTCTGGCTGGAGACCAACCCGCTCCTCGGCGAGGATTTTCCCGAGGTCTGCTACCCCATCCGGTGCCTCGAGCGGATCACCAACCGGCAGAAGGGCCAGAAGCACCAGGGCGAGCCGACGCGCATCGAGTGGACCTCGGACAAGATCGTCCTGCCGACCATCACCGGGAGCCGCGCGTCGGGCGTCGTCGTCTCCTGCTCCGGCATGAAGGGCTCGGACATCCGCGGCCAGAACCACGCCCGGGCCGACGGCCGGGTGGTGCGGCCGCAGCTGGTGCTCGTGGACGACCCGCAGACGACCGAGTCCGCCTGGTCGCCCTCGCAGAGCCAGCGGCGCGAGGCCATCCTCGCCGGGGACGTGCTGGGCATGGCCGGGCCGGGCAGGAAGATCGCAGGCCTGATGGCCTGCACCGTCATCCGGCCCGACGACATGGCCGATCGGCTCCTCGACCGCGACAAGCATCCCGAGTGGCAGGGGGAACGGACCAAGATGGTCTACGCCTTCCCGACCAGCGAGAAGCTGTGGGCGCGATACGCGGAACTCAGGAACGACTCGCTCCGTAACGATGGCGACGGCATGGAGGCCACGGAGTTCTACCGTCGCAACCGCGAGGCCATGGACGCCGGGGCCCAGGTTGCCTGGCCGGAGCGGTACAACGAGGACGAGCTCTCCGCCGTGCAGCATGCCATGAACCTGAAGCTCCGGGACGAGGCGGCCTTCTTCGCCGAGTACCAGAACGAGCCGGTCGTTGAGCAGGTCGGCGAGGAGATGCTGACCGCCGACGAGATCGCCGGGAAGCTGAGCGGCTATGAGCGCGGCATCCTTCCCGTCGCCGCCGGGCACCTCACGATGTTCATCGACGTCCAGCAGAAGGCCCTGTTCTGGATGGTTACGGCATGGGAGGAGTCGTTCACGGGCCACGTCGTCGATTACGGCACGTGGCCGGAGCAGAAGCGGCCCTACTACACCTTGAGCGACCTGCGGATGACCATTGCCCGGGCCGTGCCGGGGGCGGGGCTGGAGGGGCAGATCTTTGCGGCACTGGAGCGACTGACGGCGGAGAAGCTGTCAATGGCCTGGCGGCGCGAGGATGGTGCCGAGATGCGCATCGAACGGTGCCTCATCGACGCCAACTGGGGCCAGTCGACGGATGTCGTCTACCAGTTCTGCCGCCAGAGTCCCTTCGCGGCGGCGCTCCTGCCGAGCCACGGCAAGTACGTGGGCGCTTCGAGCGTGCCCTTCAGCGAGTACAAGCGGAAGCGCGGCGACCGCGTGGGGCTGCACTGGCGCATCCCCAACATCATCGGCAAGCGGCAGGTCCGCCACGCCCTGATCGATGCCAACTACTGGAAGTCGTTCGTTCACGCCCGCATGGCCGTGGCCATGGGCGATCCGGGGTGCTTGTCGCTCTTCGGCCGCGATGAGGACGTTCACCGCCTGCTGGCCGATCACCTGACGGCCGAGTATCGCGTGCGGACGGTGGCCCATGAGCGCATGGTGGACGAGTGGAAGCTGCGGGCCACGCGGCCGGACAACCACTGGCTGGACTGCCTGGTGGGCTGCGCCGTGGCCGCCAGCATCCAGGGTGTGAGCCTCGCCGGCGTCGAGAGTCGCGCCTCGCAGCCGCGCCGTCGGCTGCGCCTGTCCCAACTCCAGGAGGCTAGATCACGATGAGTGAAACGAGTGTTGCCGCGGCCCCCCAGGTGCGCCACCCCGGTCTGGTCTGCCGCCAGTGCGGTTGCCGGCACTTCCTGACCGTCTACACGCGCCCGCGAGGCGAGACAATCGTGCGCCGCAAACGCTGCCGCAACTGCGGCCACCACGTCCTCACCCGTGAGAGAATCGCCTGACATACCAGATCTGGTACGAAGTTCGCTTTGCTCCATTTTCAACACGACAAAAACGCTCCCACTGCAGATGTAGAGGGTGCCGGAAAAGAGGGAGTTCATGACCGAGAGTCTCGACAGCCGGATCAGTGAAAATGCCTCCGGTCCGCGGAAGGCCGCGGGCGACTCGCACAGCATGGAACAGCACTCGCTGCCGGACCAGATTGCCGCCGACAGGTACCTGGAGTCCAAGAAGGCCAGCCGCAGCAAGGGTCTCGGCATCAAGCTCGTCAAGCTCGCGCCGGGAGGGAGCGTCTGAATGTGGCCGTTCCGCAAGAAAAGGAAGTCCCGCGCGTCCCTCCCGGCCGCGCTTCAGGCGGACGCGAAGGCGCCGGTCGTCATGCGAGCGCGCTATGATGCGGCTCAGACCACGGCCGACAATGCCCGGCACTGGGCCATGGCCGACGCGCTGTCGGCCGACGGCGCCATGTCGCCCGACGTCCGGCGGAAGCTGCGGCAGAACGCCCGCTACGAGGTGGCCAACAACAGCTATGCCAAGGGCATCGTGCTGACGCTGGCCAACGACTGCGTGGGCACGGGGCCGCGGCTCCAACTGCTGACGAGTGACGGGGAGCTCAACAATCGCGTGGAGGAAGCCTTCGCCGATTGGTGCCGGGCGGTCCGCCTGGCCGGCAAGCTCCGCACCATGCGGGCGGCCAAAGCTACTGACGGCGAGACGTTCGCCGTGCTGACGGCCAACCCGCTCATCGATTCGCCCATCATGCTCGACGTGCAACTCGTGGAGGCCGACCGCGTGGCGGCGCCGTGGGCCTCCCTGATGAATGACACCGGCGATGTTGACGGCATCACCCTGGACGCCTGGGGCAACCCGCGAAGCTACTCAATTCTCCGGCAGCACCCCGGCGACCTGTCCGCCTGGCAGCACGAGTATGACCTGGTGGACGCCTCGTCCGTGATCCACTGGTTCCGTGAGGACCGTCCCGGTCAGCACCGGGGCGTGCCGGAAATCACGCCGGCCCTGCCGCTCTTCGCCCAGCTGCGCGACTACACGCTGGCGGTGATCGCCGCGGCCGAGACGGCGGCGGATTTCGCGGCGGTGCTCTTTACCGATTCCCCGGCCAACGGCGAGGCCCAGGCCCTGGAGCCGATGGACATCGTCGCCCTGGAGAAGCGGATGGCGACCGTGCTGCCGGACGGCTGGCGTCTGGGGCAGATCGAAGCCCAGCAGCCGGCGACGGGTTACGCCGAATTCAAACGCGAGATTCTGAACGAGATCGCGCGGTGCCTGAACCTGCCCTACAACATCGCCGCCTGTAATTCCAGCGGCTACAACTACGCCTCCGGCCGGCTGGATCACCAGACCTATTACAAGGCGATTCGTGTCGAGCAGTCGCACCTGGCGGAGGTGGTGCTCGACCGCATTCTCGCCGTCTGGCTGTACGAGGCGTCGCTGACGGAGGAGTTTTCCATACTGCGCACCGTGCGCAGTATGGCCCACCAGTGGTTCTTCGACGGTTCGGAGCACGTGGACCCGGCGAAGGAGGCCAACGCCCAGGCGACCCGGCTGACGAGCAACACCACGACGCTGGCCATCGAGTACGCCCGCCAGGGCCGCGACTGGGAGACGGAACTCAGGCAGCGGGCCAAAGAGAAGCAACTGATGAAGGAGTTGGGGCTGGTCGAGGAATCCACCCCACCCACCGACCCTGAAGATGATGACGAAAGCGACGAGGAAAAGGAGACCGAAACGGATGTCGAAGCACGCCGCGCAGCCTGAATATCTGCTGTTCCAGTGTCCGCTC